GGTCGGAGGTGGACATTGACATGGACTGCACGAGATTGTTGTTGACCATCGCGTTCGAGATGGTGAACCCTCTGACATCTGCGGTGAGCTCGACGTGCTTTGTGCTCCGGGCGATTAGCTTGTTGACTGTAAGGTCAAGGTCTGCATCTTCTTCGGAGTTGTAGAGTTCCCCGATGTTAATGTACCCGAGGTGGACTGTCCCAGATACTGTGGCAGCGGGGGCGAGGAGGGAGACGGACATCTCGTGTGTCCAGTTAGCCGGATTCCGGTAGATGTCGGAACCGTCGGAACCCCAAAGTGATACTTGGGAGAAAGCTTGGTCAACATCCCAGAAATCGCGGAGACGGAAAAAGTTGTCGGCACTGTCTGGCTCGCTGGTTTGGGAGAGGATAGCACCGGAGAGGCGGCCAAGACTAGAGTCTATGACAGTAGACAGAGAAGGGCAAATAGCGAGGATCGTGTACGAGTGGGTGCCGAGGGGCAACTACGGTTCACCCGTGCCGTTTGCGTACGAAGCAGTCTCTTGGGCGGTAGTGTAGTTGAGGATGCCGGTTGTCTAGGAGATCTGGTCCATTCCTGCCACGAACGGGGATTGGAATCTTCCCGGATAGTGCTTGGCGAGGAGGTTCTGTTGCCACGCGGTGAGAATTGTCTGGAGGTTCTCCTTCCTTCTCTTGTTGCCGCCGGCCTCAAGCCTCCGCGTTGCTGGATTGGGAGTAGGGAAATTGGCGTAGGAAGGGGCATTAAGTACTCGTCGATGAGCTGGCCGTCCTAGATTACGGGGATGTTTCTTCTTCTCGGCCTGCGTCTGTTGTTTCTGTACAAGCATCTGCATAGCCTTGCCTTCGCCGTTATTTCTTCTTCTTCTTCTTTGTTGTGGGACATCGGACATGTTGGGGGTGTAAAATTACACGGGAATGCACCGCGGACGATGACACTGTTTGAACCGCCAAGGAATACGCGCTTGTGTTCAACAGCCTCGAAAAGATCTTGGAGACCAATGCCGAGCCGTTGGTTGGCGGATTCTTCGTTCGCATATTACACACTAGTCGTCTCAACATAGCTAGACCAGACATACTTAACGTAGTCGGTAGCCTGTGTGATGATTCCGGACTTAGGAAGAGACGCCTGAATGATGTCTTCAAGAAGCCGAGAGACAGTCTCTGCTTTGAGTCCAAGCAGGATTGCAGAGCGATGGAGAGAGGGGTTCTTGAAGATGAGAGCGTTGCGTTTGGTGTAATATTGCTTGGTGGACAGAGTCTTGT